ATCTCCATTTGAGATAATTGATCCAACACCAATAATAGATAAGATTAATCCAAAAATTTGAAAGATATTCGATTTTTCAACTTTCATTAAAGAAGATAAAACAATTGTTACAGCAGGAATTATTGCAAGAACTAAAACAGCATTTACAACTTGTGTATAATTAAGTGCAAAATAGACAACCGAATTAAATGTGCTTATGGTAATTACTCCCATAAAGGCAATAGCTAATAAATTTTTTTTTATATAAGCTAAATTGTTATAAATTTCTTTATAAGTAAATGGTATCAAGATCAACCAAACAGAAATCCATCTAAAGGTATTTAACGTTAATGGTGGAATTTCAAATAAAGTTGCAAATTTACCTACAATAAAGTTACCGGCCCAAAATAATACAGATAAAGTTAATAATAAATAGGCTAAATAATTTTTTGACAATTAATTCCTAACTAAATCTTTTTGAGCTATAAGGGGACAAATCTAAATTAGTTTTTTCTCCAGCTACTATTCCAGAAACAATTTTGCCTGTAACTGCACCCAACGTCCAGCCTAAATGATGGTGTCCAAAAGCATAAATTATATTTTTATTTTTTACCTCAATCTAAGAACTAGGTGAAGAGTTGATTCCTTCTGGATATTGTAATCGCTCAGGGTTCGTCCGTCTTCTAGCTGCTTTCCGGCGAAAATAAGGCGTTGTTGGTCTGGAGGAATTCCTTCTTTATCTTGAACTTTTTGTTTAATATTTTCAATGGTATCGGATGGCTCAACGTCTAATGTGATAGTTTTGCCTGTCAATGTTTTAATAAAAATTTGCATATTATATATTCATATGAATAAATATTTTTATATTGTAATTATTAATTAATTAATAAGCAATGAATATATGTTATAATATTTGCTGTTTGTTATCATATTGTTATTAGTTAATAATATGATAGTTATTAGATATAATTTTTTTAAGTTAAAACTAGATAATAGATCTAGTTCGAGTAGGCAAGACCACCCATACCCGACATGACACGGAGGACATTGTAGTTGGTGGCGTAGACACGGACCTTGGCAGTGTGGGTGCCCGAAACGGTGGCGTTCGAGAGGACAAGCTGAAGGGTCGCATTGTCAATGCGCGAGAAATTGCACGAGCCCGACGGCTGGTGCTCCTCCGGGCGAAGGGCGAACGAGTAAACGTTGACACCAGTGTCCGGCGAGCGGGTGTGCGATTGGAACGGTTGGACAAGGTCGAAGTAGGTACCCTCACGCTCCGAGAAGCGGTCTTGTCCGTTAAGCTGGAGCTTAGCGGTGACGACCGGATTCTCACCCCAGCAGTGCATGTTGAGGGCGGTCTCGGCGAGGACGAAGGTGCCCGCATCCGAAACGGATGAGCCAGCAGCACCAAGGGTACCCTCCGAGCCCTCCGGTTGGAGAGCTCCGGTGCCACTGTAGAAGATGGCGCCATCGGTAGTAACATCAACGGCACCAACATCGGCGAAGAGACCCGAAGCATTAATGAACGAGTTAGTGGTCTTGCTAACAGCATTATCACCACCGAACGCCATAATCGAGTTCGGGAGAGCATCGATGGCATCGGTGTAGTTGAAGGGTTGAGCACCAAGTGTCTTGAAAAGGTGCGAGTTGTTCTCAAGCGATGAGCAGTAGTCGACGTTGGCATCAGGTTGGACAACCCAGACAAGCTCCTTACACGGGTGGTTGAAGTTAAGCTTAATCTTGTTCGAGGTGGAACCGACCGACTCATCGCCAGTGAATTGAAGCTGCTCAATGAGGTACTCGTGCGGGTTTTGGGCCATACGGCGGCGCTCATCGGTGTCAAGGAAGACGTAGTCAACGTAGAGCGAAGCAGCTACGAGCGACTGGTTGTAGGCGGCAGTAACCTTAGGGGAAGAGCTGGTGCCGTCAAGCTCATTAACAGCCCAGAGGCACTCGTCAATCGGGCGGAGGTCGATGTTAATCTTAACCTCGTGGTATTGAAGGGCAATAAGCGGAAGAGCAAGACCCGGGTTGCGGCAGTACCAGAATTGGAGCGGAACGTAAAGAGTGGTCTCCGGAAGAGCAGAACGGGGGGCGCATACCTGCTTCGGGGCGGACGAATCGCACGGACCGTCAACCTCAGCGAAGTCCTTATCAGTTAAGTAGGTAAGCTGGGTGGTGTTACCAACCATCTTGTTGTAGCCAGCCTCTTGCTCCTTGGAAAGAGTGAGCTGGTTCCAGATGTGCATCCAGTCACCGTATTGGCGGTCGATGCGCTGGCCACCAATCTCGACCTCAACCGATTGGATAAGCTGCTCACCCGGGAAATCTAACCAGCGAGCGTAGACATCAGTGGACCCCGAAGTATTTCCAAGTTCCTGGCCAATCTGGGGAAGAGTGACCTGAAGGTAAGTGCGGTAAGCAAGGTCACCATTACGGCTAATGGTGCAGGTTACACGGCGACCGAAATCAGCCTGGCCATTGAAAGTCTGCTCGATAGACTCCATGGCGAAGTTGGTGTGGCGACGGTAGGTCACCTTCCAGAAAGTAATTTGCGGGTTGCCGGTAAGATAAACATCTTGGGCACCGTAAGCGACGAGTTGCATTAATCCACCTCCCATTTTATATATATGCTAAAGAAAATAATTTTTTAAAAATCATTTAATTTATTTTAATTTATTTATATCAAAATTAGATTCTAAAAACTTTTTTAAATAATTATCTAAAAAAATTTCTTTCCTTCCTTCGTGTTTTTTAGAAAAAATATACGAATCGTTTTGCTTACTTATTTTCCAACCAGATTCAACGGCGTTATAAATAAATGCCATTTTTTGTAGTTTAATAGTATCTATTTCAAGCTCATTATTCGTATTAATTAATATATCTTGGGATTCCATAAAACATACATAGAAAAACATAAATTAATATACACGAAAATAATGATTATGATGTTAATATTATTTAAATAATTTAATTAATATTAATATATTACACATGGTGACATTTAAATATAAGAATACAAAGAAATTTCTTATTAATACTGCTAAAACAACTACATTAGATAATAAACATAATGACTTTATAAATGAATTTAATAATAATAATAATAATAAGATTCCTTTGTTAATTAAAAAAAGAGACATATTAAAAAAAAAATTCAACATAGGAGTAAAGGAAGAATCTTTGTCGGTTGAGGAAATATTAGACTTAAAGGAAGAAATCAAACAAATAAATAAAGAAATTAAAAATACCAAACAAAAAGAAAAGGATTATTATTTAACAAATTCTAATATAATTTTTGATTATTTTGAAGATAAGAAAAATTTATCAGAAGGTAATAATAAACTAACTTGTGTAGATAATTTTTTTAATATTAATAAGGACGATAATTCTAAAAAGGAAACAAAAAATAATAATTATGTAAACAAATATTTGATAAATATAGATGACTCTTTTATAAATGTAGATAATTATATACATATATCAAACAAATGTAATCAATGTAATAAAGGCGAATTAATACCAGTTGACCACGAAGGTATATTATTATGTAATAATTGTCATATACATGTTAGATATTTAGTTGACAATGAAAAGTCATCATACAAAGAACCTCCTAAAGAACTTTGTTTTTATGCTTATAAAAGAATTAATCATTTCAGAGAGATATTGGCGCAATTTCAAGCAAAAGAAACAACCCAAATACCCGAAGAGGTCCTTGAAAATATTAAATTACAAATTAAAAAAGAGAGAATAACATTAATACAAATTACAAATAAAAAGGCTAAAGATATATTGAAAAAACTAGGTTACAATAAATATTATGAACATATTCCATTTATTAAAGACAAATTAGGTATAAAACCACCAATAATGACTCCTGAATTAGAGGAAACATTGTGTAATCTTTTTATGGATATTCAAGCACCATATGCTAAATATTGTCCGGACGATAGGGTAAATTTTTTAAATTATTATTATACAATTTATAAATTATGCGAATTGTTAGACCAAATACAATTTTTAAGCTATTTTCCTATGCTAAAAGACCGTGAAAAACGCATTGAACAAGATGATATATGGAAACAAATTTGCAATGAATTAGACTGGGAATTTATACCCACTATATAATATATACTATCAAATATATAATAATTACTACTAAATAAATGTAAATATTATATTACTTAACGAGGGAAACCAACGAGGTTGGCACCAATACCGAATCCGGCACCCGATCTAGCACTTACACCAATAGCCGGTACATATGTGTCAAGAATGCTGAATGTCGCAGCAGCACATAATGCAATTAATGCAACTTCATCGAGGTTAAGTGTGCGTTTTTTGTCAGGAACTAAGAACGCCGCAATAGCAACCATAATACCTTCAACTAAATATTTGATAGCTCTTTTTACCAATTCACCTAAATTAAATCCGTGTAGCAAATCCATATTATAAATAATAATTAGAAAAAAATATATATTATTCTTATTAAACTTAAAAGTATAAAATTATAATAATAATATGGAATCACCGGAAGGAGTAGTTGCTAAATTAAATTTAGACGGTACTGAAAATGCCAAATACGTAGATTTATTGGACGAGGATAAACCTATTGCTGGTCAAAAATTTGCATGTGTGTCATTTTTATCACCTGAAAAAATATTAAAGGACAAAAATTTATTTTTCTTTAATGAATTTTTAAAACAGTGGGAAATGTCAAAATCACTTGAGAAATATACTCAATTTTTAAGCTTCTTAGCTTTTAAATACGATACGATAGAATTTGATGAATTAACAAAAGATATGGAGGATTTTGTTAAAGACCAGAAAGGCAAATTATTTAATACCACATTAGATGACGAATACAAGACATACATTGATAACAATGAATCAGAATTAGATAAAAGTTTTAATGAAAAAAATAGCTTTAAAACAAATGTACGTGGTTTAAAAATTAGAGGTTGTTTTCCTTCACAACAAGAGGCAGAGCTGAGGTGTAAAATGTTAAGAGAAATAGACCCAAATCATGATGTATATGTTGGTCCAGTAGGAATGTGGATTCCCTTCCACCCTGAAGCATATAAAACTGGTCGAGTTGAATATTTAGAAGATGAATTGAATCAATTAATGAATGAAAAACAGAAGAATGAGAAAAATGCTAAAAATGCGTTCGATACGCGAGTTAAAGACAGTAAGAAGCAAGCAATTGAAGATAATAAGGAAAAGGCTTTAGCAAGCGGTAATGTATTAACACAAAATATCAACGAACAAGGAGAATTAATGTCTATTAATAGTAATGGCTTAGAAACAACCACAGAAAATGTAACTATTGCTGACGTTCGTAGTGAATTATTTGAAGGCGACAATATCGTTACTGATAAAAATACCGATCATGGATTAAGCGAATTAACAATTAATAAAAAGGACGACACAACAGATAAAAAGGACGACACACCAGATAAAAAGGACGACAATGATGAGTTAATTATGAAATAGATTAATTGTGAAATAGATTCATTATAAAATTGAAACTTAAATATATTATATATCATATATATTTAAGTTAATATGGTTAAAAAAATATCGAACAAACTTACCTGCGCAGATAAGGATTGTAATAAAAAAATTAAATTAACAGAACAAGTAATGGGGAAATGTCGTTGTAATAATACTTATTGTCTTTTACATCGCATGCCTGAAAGTCATGATTGTAGTTTTAATTTCAGCCTAGATAAAGAATGTTTTATTAAAGAAAATAAATGCGTTGAACCTAAATTAAAATTTACCATTTGTTCTTCCGGACATTAATGCGCGTCATTCCTTTCTTTGGCGTGTTTGGATTATATACATCCTCTTCCTCATCAGAATCTAGATCCTTTGATATTTCCCAAAATTCTTTTGAACCAAGTTTAAATTCACCACGTGGTTCTGCTTTATACCAGAATATTTGGTCGTGTAATTTATTTGATTTGGAATTATTATCTATTACTAAACATTCGAAATTTTCTGTACATTGATCCATTACTTGCGAGAAACTTTCAAAAGTAGGAAACATACCAGCATAATTTTCCCATATTCTTTTTCTATTTGAGATATATGGTTCGCGCAATATAAATACATAATCTATATTTGTTCGCAAATTGGGTGGTATACCCAATGGATATTGCATGGTAATTACAAGCATAATCTTCCAATGGCGACCATTCATAAAAAGAAGACGCATCATTTTGTCTTTTGTCCAGCTGTTATCGAATAAACAATCATCTAAAATAACAAATGCACGTGGGTCGATAGTAGATTTATTGTATGATAGTAATTCTTTTTTAACCTGTTTTAATACTGTTTTCTGACGTTTTAATATATTCTCAATAATTGCAGTATTATATTCGTCGTGAATAAATAATTTTGGTACATGACCTCCATAAAATCCATTACCGGCTTCAGTTCCCGATATAACAGTTCCAATAGGAATGTCTTGGTGATAATATAATAAGTCTCTAACTAAATATGATTTACCTGTATCACGACGACCAATTAAAACCACAACGGGTCCTTTATTTTCATCTGGTCTGAAACTAATTTGTGACATATCAAACTTTTTTAATTCAAGTGTCATTTAAAGGGTAAATAGAAAATATAATTATTAATTTAACCTATATAATAAGTTTAAATATACTGTATTTTAATATTGTATTCAAATAATGGAATTCACATATAAAAAAAACGACAATAATAATTTATTTAGGAATTTAGAAAATAGCGATTTAACTAATGTTTCTAAATTGCAAAATTATATTCCTATTTATGATAAGTTTTTTTCACTAAACGATACCAATTATAATTCTATTAATTTAAACAATAATAGTATTAAATCAATAGACAACAAGATAAATGAAAATAAATATACTGCTACCATTATTGATAATTCAGACAACGATATTGTAAAAGATTTATTTTTTAAATACAGCCCTTTATTAGATCCAGTGAAGTACCTAACTGGAAAATATGATATTTGTGACAATATATTGGAATTACCAACATATGATAAAAAAACAGGTTATGCAAAAATACGTGACCCTAACAATTCAGCTTATGTT